TTTAAGATCAGAGTACCTTACGTTTGCAGGTATTATTGCGTAGTAGCTTGGTTTTTCATTCATAATGTTATAATTTCTGTAGAGTAATCAACTTCTCTAAATGCGTGTTTAATTATATTAATATTATTTGAAAATTCCAAATAGGTAGTTGGTAACATATATTTTGCCTTACCACTTGTTATCTTAATTTTGACTTGTGGTTTAGCAGAAATCTTTATACCTGCATCTATTAAACATTTACATAATTCGTGTCTATTAGCAAAAACTACTTTAATTTTTTCAGATTCAGTATAAGCATTATATACTTTATTAAAAATATTTCTGTAATAAGGAAAACTAGCATAATTAGATTTATGTGAGTTTTTGTAATGCAATACAGAAGTACGATCCTTTTTAATTATATCTGCAATAGTTGTTACATGAATATCTTTAGTCATAATACCTATTACTGATGCTACCATTCTAGGTACTAATATTTCTTGCTTTCTAGTATTAAAAGCTAAAGAACCTTGTTGCAACCCTACCATCTCTGTAGTAAGGTCGCAAATTAGTTCAAATTGTTCTCTATCTGTCATAATTAAAATGGTATATCATCATTTTTTACTTCTGCATCAAAAGATTTTTTTATCGTATCTATTTTGTCTTTATAGTCATCACAAAGCCAATAATCATAGAAGAATTTTGCATTTTTTATAACATCTTCTTGAGTACATTGATTGTCATAAATTGCCGAAATTTTTAATGCTACTGCTCTTGATATTGAATTATTTACATCTTGTTTATTAGAATTATAAGATGCTTTATTAAAATTATCAGGTTTTATATATACAGGTTTTACTTTAGGAAACTTACCATCTATATATTCATAATCAGTTTGTTGTCCTATGTAAAATTTGTCTTGATTTTTATTTTTTGAAGAATATTCTCCTACATCTCCATTTTCAAAACTTATTTCAAATTTATACATCAATCCATAATTACCATCCCAAGTTCCATTTGGTTGTACATTAGTTACTTTACTATTTTTCATATTTATTTATTTATTTATTAATTTATTATCATATTCCCAAGCACTTAAACAATGCTCTCCACATTCACTACAGATTTTATCTGCATCCATATCTGCTTCGCAACAGAAACTTTTTTTACTCCAAATCTTTTCACAATCACATTTATCATAATCTCCACATATAACACATCTTGTATCTTCACCAACGTATATATTTAATGTAGGATCAATACAATGCTCGTAAGTTCCTTTTAACCAATCTTCGTAACTTATATCCATAACATAATAACTTTAGTCATACATACAACAAAAGCTACTGCAAAAATGCTAGTAGCTAATGTTTTTAAAAATGTATATGTTGGGTTAGGTACTACAGAAACTGCATAATCTCTAATGTGTTGATGTTTAAAAAACTCTACAACTTCTTTAGCATTAAGTATATATTCGTTTCTTGTTTGTCTGTTAATTACTTTATAGTTTGTTTTCATAATTTTAATTTTGTTTTTCCCATTCATTCATTATACTATCCAACAATCCTGTATTATATCTTTCTGCATTATATATTTGAAAAATTGTATCTAAATAACTATCAGCTAAATATCTTGCATAATCATAATTAACATTATATTCTTTTATTTGATTTAATATTGTATCTATAACACTTACATATTTTGTTGTTCCGTCTGTATAAATAACTTTTGACCAACCTAAAGAATTAGGTTCTTTAATTAATTTAATTGTTTTTGTTTTCATAATATTTATTTTATGATACAAATATACAAATTAACTTGGTAATTAACAAAGTAATTAAATAAGTTATTAACAATTAAGATGTTAATATATATAAGTTATTGATTATAAGGGCATTAAGAGGTTTAACGGAGTTTGCCCATTATTTAAGATAACTGCACAACCTACGGCAGGTCGCTTTCCATATTTAGCATAAGCCATAGCATAGGACTTGTGATTTATACCACAACCCACCTGCATACCAAATACTCTAAAGTTTTTTCCAACGTAGTGTTCGCAATATGCTTGTGTGTGTAGATGTCCTTGTACTGTGTTCATCATATCTGCTCTACACTTTGTTCTTGCAGTACCACCTTCTCCGTGTATATACTGAACTCCATTAAGTTCGTATCTTTCTACAAAGTTCCAATCAGCTACTTCTAATACTTCTTTATATGATTTGATCCATTTGCTTGGTATTGCACTTGTCTGTGCTTTACGCATAATGATTCTATCGTGGTTTCCTATTATTACAGTTGCTTTAGGAAAAGCATCATACCACCTAGAGATTCTCTTAATAGCTAATTCTAGCTCATCTAAGCCACCCATTCCATCTGCTGATGTTTCGTGGTAACTTGAGTAGTGATTGTCTATTATATCGCCTATAAACACTATCTCCGTGCAATTATAAGTGTGGTATTGTTCTATACACCAATCAAGATACGAGTCAAGACAAAAAGGTTCGTGCAAATCTCCAATGACTAATACGTTACTTACTTCTTGCTCTCGCAGTTTTTGAATGACTTGTATCTCGTGTGGTTTTAATCTGTATCTATTACTTCGCATCTTTACCGAAGTCCTGTAAACCTGTAACTCCTAGTAGTGCTAACAATGCCCAAAATATTTCGCTAACGTGAACTTCATCTACACCTAATGATCTTGCTATAAAAGGTACAACCATAGCTGCTATTGTGTACCATACTTTCTTAGATTTTAACATTGTCATTATTAAGTATTCTTTCATTTTATTTATTTTTTATTAATAATTTAATATTCTCGCCACCTAAATTAAGTATTCTCCTCATCAAAAAGTCCATAGCATACCCTGACTTACTAACATAGTCCTGTTGATTGTTCGTTCCTACTAGAATACAACCTTGCGTATGTTCAGGTTTATTACCTTTATGAAATAGGATATAACTTCTATCAGGCACTTCCTGTACTATAAGATGTAAATAATCTCTTGTAGCACTCTCTCTTGGTGTACGCATCCTTACATTGTATTTACCTTCAGGTATACAACTTATATTGCGTTCATTGTTTATGTATGGGTTTTCTAAAGTATCACATACATATTCTTCGTTCAGATATAACTTTGACCTCTTGACTTTTTTTTAAAAGCAGTTTGTCCTTTGGAAGCATTTTTAGAATGTACTCCTTTACGTTTAGTAGGAGTTTTTTTAATAATTGTATAAGATTTAATTTTTTTTGGCATTCTTCTTTTTTTGACTATACCATTTATCAATCGTATATAAAATTGAAATTACTAGCAGTATAATCTTTAGTGCTAGTTCTAAATTAGAAAATGTTGTTACACTTAGGACTGTTCCGTTTACTGCTGCTACTTCTAGTGTGTCCTGTACTGTTTTTTGTATTGGCATTTGTCAAATATGTTTTTAATTTAATCTTATTTACTTCTTTTACTTTATATCTTTTCTTCATTATGTAAGATCAGGTGTTAAAAAATCTCTTAAAGTAATCTTGTTACCTTGTCCTTGTGGTCTTTCTAAATTCATTCCTGCATAGTATGCGTTGCTATCAGGAGATACATCTGCACCTGAGTTTGTATTGTACTCAGGAAACAAGCTAATGTTGTTCTTAATATATTCTATCATACGTTCCATATAATACTCTCCTGTGTTTCTAATTTCTTCTCTTAGATGTTGTGCTTCTTCTGTAGTTAAAGCTACTCCGTTTTCTGATGTCTTAGAGTATATGTTTCCATTCTCTATCTTAAAACGTAAAAAAGGTATTGCGTGGAATAAAGCCATATTGGGTAAATAATCTCCTATAAAAGTATCTAATAAAGTTTTGTAATTAGCATTAGCAGGATCATTAATAGTTCCTGCCGTTATTAGGTCTTTAATCTTTTGGTTAAGGTCTGTACCTAACTTAGTTTCTACATAAAGTTTTTGTGCTTGTTTTACAAAAGGTAATAAAAACTCTACATCTACATTCATATTGATTGCCGTAGAATCTTTTAGTTTATCTTCTGATATGAATAGTACGTATGCCATATTATCTCTTTTTTACAAATCCGTTATTTTTCATTCTCTTAGGTGCTATTGCTACTCTCTTATCGTTTCTCTTAGCAGTAAACCCTTCTGATCTAGCTTTAGTATATCCTACTAAATCTGCATCTTTAATCTTTGTACTTACAGATATACCTAGTTCTGTTCTGTATATTTGTCTTAGCCAAAAGTGATGACAATTACCACCCCCTTTATATAAGAATATATCGTAAGTATCTGCACCACCTTTACCCCAACCTGGATTTACTCTCTTTGTACTCATTCTAGAAATATCTTCCTTACGATATAATTTTTTTGATTCTAACATTTTTTTGCAAAAATCTCTTTGTTTACCTGATTTTCTACTTAAAAAATTATCTTCTGCATATACATATCTAACTCTATAATAGTCGTATGTCTTTTTAGAAATACCATCTTGCTCAGATTTACTGTCAGGTCTAGCAACTCCTGTAGTTGCTAACTCTACTTTCTCACTAGCTATCTGATTTAGTTCTTCTTCAAAGTCAAAATCTGCGTGTTCTCCATCTACGACTTCTTCATCTATCAGTTCCCAACCTTCAGGTATATCTTCTACAGTTTCTAAGAAAGCATCTAACTCAGTTTTAGCTT